GGACGCACTGTTCAGCCAGGCACTAAAGTTTTGTAACAGTCTGACGTACATTGCAATACATACCCCCTCCCCACCAACTCTGAGGAAACCGGTAGTACATTCCTAGTCTGTACTGCTATTGCGAATCATTTGCAATAACCCACCCGCAAAAGGCCGGATACACTAAGACAGGAAAGACCTCATTGGTACCTAACCCTTACAAGACGCAATGCCACTGATTTCACGACCTGAAGCCGCTGCAGCGCTCGGCGTCACCGTGGATGCGGTCTACAAGGCAATCAAGGCGGGTCGCCTCACCGCAGTCACAGCAGCTGATGGCACGGTGCGCGTCAATAGCGAAACGATGCGCGAAGAGTGGATCCGCAACACCGACAGCACCAGAGTGCGCATCGGCCTAGGGGTGCGTCCCACCCGAACCAGGGAGCCGAAACCATTACGCCCTAGGGAGGAGCGAATGCCCAAACCCCAGACCCGCATTACCCAAACCCAGGAAGCAATCCCCGACTACGACGAAAGTCGCGCCCGGACGGAGCACCTAAAGGCCGAACTGCTGGAGCTGGACCGTAAAACCAAGGAGGGTCGCCTCATCCCCCTGGAGGAGGTGCAGAGCAAATGGGTTGAGGTTGTGGTGCAGGCCCGCACCAAGCTCCTTGGCATCCCCACCAAAGCCAAACAGCGCATCCCCGACCTAGATGTAGACGCCATCAACATCCTCGATGACTTGGTGCGTGAAGCCCTAGAGGATCTATCCGAGACTGCGCCGGAGGACGACCAACTATGAGCAATTTGCAAGTGCTGGAACGTGCCACCTGGGCAGCGTTCAAACCCCCAAAACGCCTCAGCTTGAGCGAGTGGGCCGACACTTATGCGTATTTAAGCGCCGAATCAAGCGCAGAAGGCGGCCGTTGGCACACTTTGCCTTATCAAAAAGGGATTATGGACGCCATAACCGATCCCAGGGTTGAACAGGTCACTTTGATGAAAAGTGCCAGAGTTGGCTACTCCAAAATCCTCAACCACGTCATTGGTTATCACGTCCACCAGGATCCATGCCCAGTGATGTTGGTGCAGCCCACCATTGAGGACGCCCAGGGGTATAGCAAAGAGGAGATTGCTCCCATGTTGCGCGATACGCCTTGTCTGCGCGGCGTGGTGAGCGATGCCAAGGCCAAAGACGGCGCCAACACCATCCTCCAAAAGCAATTCCCAGGGGGGTCGCTCAGTTTGGTTGGCGCCAACTCCCCCAGAGGATTTCGCCGTGTCTCTCGTCGTGTGGTGCTATTTGACGAGGTTGACGGCTACCCGCCCAGCGCCGGCACCGAGGGCGACCAAATCAAGCTGGGCATCCGCCGTACCGAGTATTACTGGAACCGCAAGATCGTCGCCGGCTCCACGCCAACGATCAAAGACTTTAGCCGTGTGGAGCGTATGTTCCAACAGGGCGACCAAAGGCGCTATTTCGTGCCTTGTCCCGATTGCGGGCACATGCAATACCTGCGCTGGAGCAACATCAAGTGGCGCGATAACGACCCAGACACCGCCAGCTACTGCTGCGAGAGCTGTGGTGTGTGGATCCCCCACACCAAGAAGCGCTGGATGGTGGAACGCGGCGAGTGGCGCCCTACCGCCCCCGGAAAGCCCACTGGCAAACACATCTCCTTCCATATCTGGGCCGCCTACTCCTACTCCCCCAACGCAACCTGGCCCAACCTTGTTGAGGAGTTCCTAGAGGCCAAGGCTGACGCTGAGCAGCTCAAAACCTTCGTCAACACGGTCCTGGGGGAAACCTGGGAGGACGAGTACGCAAGCAAGATTGGCGCCGATGCGCTTAGCCAACGTGCCGGCAAGGAGGAGTACAAGCACACCGTTCCGCCCGCCCAAGTCCTGGCCCTCACCATGGGCTGCGACGTACAGGCGGATCGCCTCAGCCTCAGCGTTTGGGGTTGGGGCCGCGACGAGGAGGCGTACCTAGTGGACAGGGTGAAGCTCTACGGCGACCCCACCCGCCCAGAGGTATGGGCTCAACTTGACCAGATCCTGCAAACCCCCTACAAGGGAGAGGATGGCCTGGATCGTCGCATCCAGTGCGCCGCCATCGACTCAGGTTTCAACGCCCACGTCGTCTACCAATATGCCAAGGAGCGGCAGCAGCTGGGCGTCATCGCCATCAAGGGCATGTCAACCAAAGGCAAGCCACCGCTGGGCAAGGCAACCAAGGTGGACGTAAATAGCAAGGGCCGCACCGTCAAACGTGGTGCCCAAGTCTTCCCCGTGGGCAGCGACACGGTGAAGTCCCTCCTCTTCGCTCGGTTGAAGCACAACGACCCAGGGCCTGGGTACCTGCACTTCTACCCCACCACCCCCTTGGATTACTTCGAGGAGTTGACGGCGGAAAAGCAGATCCTCCGCTTCCGCAACGGCTTCCCCGAACGCCACTGGGTCAAGAAGCCTACGGTGCGTAACGAGGCTGTAGACGAACTTGTTTACGCCTACGCCGCGCTACATCGCCTATATCAGGTCTACGACAAGCGCACTATCTGGGATCAGCTGGAGCGTAAATACGACACCCCAGGGAAAGATCATGTGCCGGAAAAACGCCAAATAGCAGCACCCAGACGCAGTTTCGTCAATCAATGGTGAGGCTAGACTGCCCGTGGTAACAAAGCGCAACCGCAGGTGAAGATTCCAGCGCAGGTTACAAATGGCGACACGGTGAGGTGGATCGACCTAGCCACCGTGGACGTGTTTGGCGCGGCGCTGGACAGCTCCACCCACACCTTGGTGTACTACATCCGCGCGAATGCCAGCGGTGCCGCTGAGACCGTAACCGGCACGACCAGTGGCCAGAACTGGTCTTTCGCCTGGACCGTCAATGAATCCACCCAGGGGACGTATTACTGGCAGGCCGTCGCCACCTCCTTGGCCGATTCCAGCAAAACCACCCTGGGGGCAGGAAGCCTGGAGGTGCTGGCTTCGCTGGTGTATAGCGGCACTGCTGCTGCGTATGACGGTCGCAGCCAAGCGCAGAAGGACTTGGAGGCAGTACAGGCTGCCATTCGTACCCTCCTGGCCGGTGGCTCCACCAAGGAGTACCGCATTGGCAACCGCTCAATCAAGCGTTACGACCTGGCTGAGCTGCTGCAGCTTGAGGCCAAACTCAAGGCCGATGTTGCCAGGGAAAACCAGGCGGAGATGATTGCAAATGGCCTGGGCAATCCCAGGAATATGTTTGTCCGCTTCAACGCCTAAACCATGGGACTGCGTACTCGTCTGCTTAACGCCCTGGGTTTCGGCAAGCAAAAGCCCCAGGCCCGCCGCGCCTATCAGGGTGCAATGATCAGCCGCTTGACGGCGGATTGGCTTGCGACGCAGACCAGCGCCGACGCGGAGATTCGCACCTCCCTGCGCAAACTACGCGACCGCTCTAGGGAGCTGGTACGCAACAACCCCTACGCCCGGCAGGCAAAACGCACCACGCAGATCAACGTGATCGGCACCGGGGTGCAAATGCAATCCCAGGTGATGCAACTGCGCGGCAATAAGCGCGACGACAAGATCAACAGCCTGGTTGAGAGCAAGTGGTCGGTGTGGTGCCGGCGGGAGCACTGCGACGTTGCAGGCCGTCACAGCTTCCAGGAGATGGAATGGCTTGCCGCTGGTGCGCTGCCGGAGAGCGGCGAAGCGCTGTTCCGCATCATCCGCCGCCCCTTTGGCAGCAGCAAAGTCCCCCTGGCCTTGCAGATCCTGGAGGCGGATCTGCTGGACGAGGAATACCAGGGTGGAACGCTCTCCCCTGGGAATGAATGGCGTAATGGCGTCGAGGTGAATGAGTGGGGCCGTCCCGTCCGCTACGCCATCCTGACCCGCCACCCAGGGGATTACTGGTTTCAGAACACGGCACAACGCGCCGAAAAGCACATCTTCTTAGATGCCGGGGATGTCATCCACTTGTTCCTGCCGGAACGCCCCAATCAAAACCGAGGCGTCCCCTGGTTCCATAGCGTGATGGCCGACGCCCACCAACTCCAGGGCTACGAAGAGGCAGCGGTGATCCGCGCCCGTGCCGGCGCCTCGCTGATGGGTTTCATCACCAACAACGAAGGTGAACTTATTGCCGACCAGGTGGAAAATAACCAGCGTATTAGTGAATTTGAACCTGGGACGTTCAAATATCTCAACCCTGGGGAAAGCGTGACGGTGCCAAACATCGACTCGCCGGACCAGCAGTTTGAGATGTTCGTGCGCAACAAGGTGCGCCGTTTCGCCTCGGGCTTTGGCTGCTCCTATGAAACGCTGAGTCGCGACTTCTCCGAGACGAATTACTCCTCTTCGCGCCTCAGCCTCCTCGAGGACCGCGAGCACTGGCGCGTCGTTCAGAACTACCTGATCGAGAACTTCCACACCAGGGTGTTCCGCGAGTGGCTTGCGTTGGCTGTCCTCTCCGGTGAGCTGCCGTTCCAGGATTACGAACTACGCCCCGAGCGCTACGACACCCCCAAGTGGCTCACTAGGGGTTGGAGCTGGGTCGATCCCTTGAAGGAAGTGAAGGCATATCGCGAGGCGGAGCAGGCCGGCTACATGACCAAGGCGCAGATCATTGCGCAGACAGGTGGTGGCGATTACGACGACAACATCGCTGAACTCGCCAGAGAGCAACGCCTAGCCAAGGAGGCGGGTGTAAATCTGGATGCCGATCTCCTAGGGAATGTTGCACAAGCCCAGGACGCTAGTGTTACTGAAACCCCCCAGGGTGGAGATAACGCCTCTCCAAATCGCAGCCGTAAAAAGTGATGAATCAGGATCTCGCTACCGCTACCCCCTGGGAACCGGGTGAGCGTCCTTACCCCCAGGAGCACGCTGCCCGACTGCGCGACCCTGGGCAGTATGACAATTTCCGCCGCCGCAATGACGGAGGCGGAGAGGGGGTGGACTTCATCTTTGGGATCAAAGAAGGTGAGGAGGGTGCCGACCTCCAAGCCATCCGCTTTCGCCTGAGCAAATTTACCGCCCAGGAGGCCCGAGCTTGGTTGCGCGAACGCGACTACGAGGTGATCGAGTTTGAGGAAGCCACTGGGGACCGCCACCTCCGTGCAGAGCCAAAGTCCCTCTCCCCAGGTGACTTTGTGCGCTGGAACTCCTCAGGCGGCACTGCCCAGGGGAAGATCAAGCGTGTGGAGCGCGACGGCACGATTGATGTGCCCGATTCCGAGTTCACCATCACCGGCACCCAGGAGGATCCAGCTGCGCTGATTGCGGTGTACCGCAAGGGCGCTGATGGCTGGGACGAAACCGACACCCAGGTTGGTCATCGCTTCAGCTCGCTGACCAAGATTGACGCCCTTCGCCAACTTGTTATGGACCAAGGTTCCCCCAGCGCAGACGCGCAACTGCAAAACCAGGACCAAGAACGCGCCCTGGACACTCAGGCCCCCATGGAGGCCGTAACTACCCCCCAGGTGCGGCAATACCAGCGCACCGAAGCCACCACCTTCCGCTCCCTAGATGAGCGTAGTTTTGAGTTCCCCTTCTCCTCGGAGTACCCGGTGGCCCGGTACTTCGGAAATGAGGTATTGAGCCACGAAGACGAGGCGCCTAACCTGAGTCGCCTCAATGATGGGGCACCTCTCCTGTTTAACCACGATCCCAATCGTGTCGTAGGGGTAGTGGAACGTGCCTGGGTTGATGGTAAGAAAAAGCGCGGTTATGCCAAGGTGCGCTTTTCGCGTAATGCCTTCGCCCAGGAGGTGTTGAGTGATGTGCGTGATGGCATCCTGCGCGGTATTAGTTTTGGCTACTCCATCGACCAAATGGAGGAGCGCCAGGGTGACTTTGTGGCCACGCAATGGTCACCGTACGAAGTAAGTGTTGTGTCTATCCCTGCTGATCCTACAATCGGAATTGGCAGGTCACTTGTCACTTCCGAGGAAGTAGAGCAAGTGAGCGAAAACCAGGCGGCCGACGCCGCATCACCCACCCCTGAACCTCAGATGGAAAAGACTCCTGATCTGGAGGTGATTCGGTCCAAGGCCGCCGAGGCCGAGCGTACCCGTATCGCCGCCATCACCGCTCTGGGCGAGAAGCACCAGATGCAATCCCTGGCCCGTGAACTCGTCGATGGTGGCAACACCCTGGATGAGGCGCGTGCTGCTGTCCTTGAGAAACTCGGCCAAAAGCCCGTGGAACAACCGATTCGCTCCGCCGACATCACCACCAATGATGTGGGCCTCAGCCAGAAGGAAGTCAAGCGCTTCAGCTTCGTCAAGGCGCTGAACTACCTGGCCAACCCTGGTGATGCCTCCGCTCGCCGTGCGGCTGAGTTTGAGATTGAGGTGGGCAAAGCTGCCGCCGATCAGTACGAGCGTTCCAGCAACGGCATCGTCGTCCCCAACGAAGTGCTGCGCCGCGATCTGGTGGTGGGCACCCCCACCGCTGGTGGCAACCTGGTCGCTGATGAGCTGCTGAGCGGCTCCTTCATTGACCTGCTGCGCAACCGCCTGGCGCTGGCTCAAGCTGGTGTGACCATGCTCAGCGGCCTGCAAGGCAACATCAGCATCCCCCGCCAGACTTCGGCCAGCACCGCGTACTGGGTGGGTGAAAACGTGGCACCGAGCGAGAGCCAGCAGGCAATCGACCAGGTGAACATGACGCCCAAGACCGTGGCGGCATTTGTGGACTATTCGCGTCGTCTGCTGCTGCAAAGCACCATCGACGTTGAGGGCATGATCCGCAACGATCTGACCCGCGTCCTGGCCCTGGAGATCGACCGCGCTGCCATCTACGGCACCGGTTCGAGCAACCAGCCCCTGGGTCTCGTCAACACCACTGGTATCGGCAGCCAGACCATCACCACCTACGGCACCTTTGCCGAGTACATCGGCATGGAGACCGATGTGGCAGCGGCCAACGCTGATGCTGGCGCCATGCGCTACATCATCAACGCCTCCGCCCGTGGCGCCCTGAAGAGCACCAGCATCGTCGGCACCGAAGCCCGCTTCGTGTACGAAAACGATGAGATCAACGGCTATCCGGTGATCGTCTCCAACCAGCTCCTCAACAACGATGCGCTGTTCGGCGACTTCTCCATGATGATCATGGGCATGTGGAGTGGTCTGGACCTGATGGTTGACCCCTATGCGGGCGCCACCGCCGGCACCGTCCGCGTGATCGCTCACCAGGATCTGGACGTTGCAGTGAAGCAGCCTGCTGCCTTCTGCTACGGCACCTGATCTAAGTAGTCATGCACGTTGAGATTCTGCGCAACGTGATGATCAACGGGGAACTCGCTGCTGCGGGTTCCTTGCTTGAACTCAATGTTGCCGACGCCAATCTCTTGATTGGTACAGGTAAAGCCAAGGTGGTAGACGCCCCAGCGCCTCCTGCCTCCGAGGAACCCAACCCCCAGGAAGCGCCCGCTCCTCGTTCGCGGCGCAGCAAGTCCACCACTTCCCCCCAGGAGTAACCCATGGCCATCCTTTCCACGGGCCTGAGCAAACTGTCGCACGTTGCTTTTGCCCCTACTGCCCAGCGCACTTCCAACCTCAACGGCACCGCTGTTGATATGCAGGAGTACGAGGGTGACGTAATTGTCATCCTTGATGTTGAAGCCGGTGGCACTTCCACCCTTGCCGTAAAGCTGCAGTCCAGCGACACCGAGGGCGGTAGCTACAGCGATATCACCACGGTGTTCAACCTGGGTGGTACGGAGCAGGCTTCCGCTGCTGTCGCCTTTGCTCAAGTGTCCACGTCTGCTTCTAAGCAGTATCTGGTGTTCCCCAAAGGTGCCGCCAAGCGCTGGATCAAGGCAGTGTCCACCACCAGCACCTCAACCCATACCTACAGCATTAACGCTGTGGCCGCCAAGAAGTACGCCTGAGCGGCGTAAACATAGGCGCATAGAGCCCAGGGCAACCTGGGCTTTTCTTTGTGCCTTGGTGATTTAGAGTGGAGCAGCACCAGACGTGAGCCCATGCGCGGGAGTAAGAATGTGACTGGTGTGTGCCTGTTCTACTCATGATCTATCCCGCTAGCTACGACATCACGCTGCTGCAAAATGCCACGTGGTCTACCTCTCTGCGTGTGACCGAGGATAGACAGACCCTGGATAGCATTACCGTAGCTGCTGGCGTTGGTACGTTTACGTGTGATTGTCACGGTCTTATTGCGGGCGACAAGGTTGTCTTTACAGGTACAGCACTAACAGGCCAAGAGCTTAGTGTGCCATGTGGACTAGAGCTGAATAGGATCTATTACGTCATTTCCTCTGGGTTGACTACAGGAGCCTTCAAGGTGTCTGCTACATCCGGTGGTAGCGAAGTGGCATTAAGCGGCAGTGCTACTGGTACGTTCTATGTAGCTACGCCAATGAACCTAACGGGTTACACCATTGATGCAGACATTTACGGCCTACTAACCAATACCCAAGAGGCCACGATGGTTTGCGCATTGTCCGATGCAGCAAATGGTGTGGTGTCGCTAACGGTGCCTCCCTCTACTTCTGCCTCCCTAGAGCCCGGGCGTTACGGCTACGACGTAAGTTTCACCGCAACCGGGGGCCAGCGTTATTATTTCCTCAAGGGCGTCGCAACGGTTGAGCGTACCTACTCGCGGAACTGAGCATGACTAGCACGGGCGTCGTCCAGCTATCGGTAATTCCCCAGGCTGCCGTACAGGTGGCAGTGGCTGTCCCTGGCGTGCAGGGCGGTACCGGGCAGCCGGCAGGCGCAGACACGCAGCTCCAGTACAACGACAGCAATGCTTTCGGAGCATCCGCTGACCTTACCTGGGACGATACCGCCAAAGAACTCGGCGTTGGTGGTGACATCAACCTTGATGACGGTGGAACGTACAGCACAACTCTTCAGGCGGTTACTCCTACTGCCAATAGGACGATTTCGTTCCCCGATGCCACAGGGACTGTCGCCTTAGTGGGGGGCGCTTCTGGTCAGGTGTTGTATAACCTGAGCGGCGCCGTTGCTGGCTCTAACACAACTTTTGATTCTAGTAGTGGCACTCGCTTTACACTGCCTTTTGGTTATGGCATTGGCGCTGGAGGCACAGTAACGCAAGCCACCAGCAAAGCTACAGGGGTGACGTTGAATACGCAGTGTGGACAGATCACGCTTAATAACGCTGCCCTTGCCGCCAGTACAACGGTCAGTTTTACCTTGACAAATTCTCAGATTGCAGCGGGCGACGTGCTTATTTTGAATCACGTCTCTGCTGGTACGGCTGGTGCTTATTTGCTAAATGCACAGACCGCTGCCGGCTCTGCCAGTGTGAATGTGCGTAATATCACGGCTGGCTCCCTAAGCGAGGCTATTGTCCTCGCTTTTGTCGTCATCAAAGCCACCACCGCTTGAGGATTCACTCATGGCTCTTGTTTCGTTTGAACTGCCTGATGAGTTGATGCCAGCTATCCAAGCTGAGTATTTAACGGTTGTCTCTGCAGGTGCTACTACAGCTACCAGTGCTGAAGACTATTTTGTGCTCAGCGTTGTAGAAACTTTGCGCCAGCGAGCCGAAGCCTATAAGGTCGGTCCGTACTACGTGGGCGCCCTGGAGCCAAAGTTCCTCGCTGATGGTTCGCCTAACCCGGCGTATCAAGGTGCTGATGCCATTGTGCTTCCTGAACCGGAGCCTGAGCTTGATTCGGAGGCAGTGTAATGGGTTTGATCTGGCGGCCAGGCTTCCAGTTTGATGCTGACGCATCGACCTACATCGAAGCAGTGGAGACCGCTGATACGCAGGCCCTGGAAGCTGGCGTGCGCTACGCGATCAACAACTTCGTAATTGGGTGCAAACAGGATGGTATCTGGAGCGCCATCAAAGCCAGCTGCATTTTGGCTGGAGCTAGAACCCTGGCTGGTGCTTTAGTTCCACTGGTTGGCGTGGCACCTACAAACTTTAACTTTGTAACAGGTGATTACAGCCGCAAAATTGGCATTAAAGGTGACGCTAGCAGTAAGTACCTAAGCACCAATAGAAACGATAATGCGGATCCACAAGACAATCAACATGCAGCCGTATTTGTAACCGAAAGTGATTCAGGTTCAGTAGCAAGGACGCTGCTTGGTCTGGGGAGCGACTACGCAAGTCGCCTACAGATCGGCTACAGCGGGGCTAGACCGGCCGTCTTCTTCCGC